CTTTGGCCATTGCCAGAACCCGCTACGTTTTGTGGGCAACTTGCACAGGTGTCAGACTGGATGTTGCGTGACTTAGCGTCTGGCTTGTCGCCGTCATTTGACCAGCAGTCAGGAGCGGCGGCTGTCTCGCCATCGTACTTAGCCATGTAGAAGGTACGTGCGACTTTAGGCGTGGCCTTGACAATCACCACATCGAGGAAGCGCTCGTCGATAGCGGCAACTTCCTTGCCACCAGACAGGAGACGGAACACGCCACCCTTGATAGAGATACGCTTGCCAGCGTTACCAGCGCCACCACCGGCTAGGGCTTTGGCTACGTCAGAGAGTTCGCCAGTACGGGCGAAGGCGGGGAGTTTTGCGGGATTAAATACTGCTACGTTGCTCATTGTTGTTCTCCTTTAAGAAAGTTTAAAAATACACTCGCGTTGTCAACGAGTTGTTGGGGGGTTGTCATACCACCATTGTTTTTGTGGTGCGTCATTGCATAGCCTAGTGCGCTGTCGCGCACCCATCTATCGCTACGCTCTTCATCAGACACAGAGGGTACTGCGTCTGCGATCTGCTCTTGTTGTGCAATCACTTCTTTTGCTGGTTTAGTCATATTTACTTTGCTGATGGTTTGCGTACCGATATGTCATATTCTGAATTTGAGTTCAGACCCGGAGGTACGACACCGGGGTTTTCTTCTAGGAACTGCTTCATGTTGAGTTGGGCAATCCGCTTCTCGAACAAGTCGAGCGCATCGTGCGCCATCACAAACTTTTTGAAAGAGTCCCAGTCGGCTGTCGAGTAGCGTGTCTTTACAGACAACACTACCGTGCCTTGGTCAGTGCGAAGAGACTTCACGCCAAGGGCGTTCATCTGATCTTTGATCGCGTTAGTGATCTCGTCTTTCTGCTCCTGTAGTAGCGCCACTTGCGTGTCGTACTCGCGGGTCAGTTCGGAAATCCTGTCGCGCATTTTGCGATAAATCTTTACCAATTTATCGAGGGGTACTTGCTCGTCACTCATTGTTTTTTTCTCCTGATGTTTGTCTAAGGTTGGACAGTGTACATGAATTTAAATTGATTGCAACTCCTTTCAAGATTTAATTTCGCTCTCAAATAACTGGGTCAATAGTGAGTGGTCGCTCACCTTGGAAGTCAATGCTTTAAACATTTTCTTTTCGATTGCGCTACCTTCTATGTGTAAGACCGTGACTTTGTCAGACGTCTGCCCCTTGCGATCAGCGCGGGCAATACATTGGATGTACTGCTCTACCGACATCAAAGGACCATAGAAAACAACGGTGTCAGCGGCAGTCAAAGTAATGCCGTGTGCGGTTGCTTGCGGTTGCATCACAAGGATGCGTGGCTCTGGGTCATTCTGGAATCTGCGGATGATGTCACCCCGCTTAGACGCTGGCACGTCACCACGGATCATCTCGGCGGGTATGCCTTGTTTACCGAGGTGTTTGATGATGGCGTCGATACTGCTGGTGAATAGCGCGAACACGATGACCTTGCGACTTGTCTCCTCAAGAATCTCCTCCAGTACCGCCAAGCGAGGCGCAGCATCGAACTCAACTACTTCGCCGTCATCGGTGTAGGCAGCACCACAAGAAATCTGCAACAGCTTGGATACTCCAGCCGCCGCGTTGACTGCGCTTATCGTCTCGCCCGCCGCTTGGATGAGCATACGATCTTTGAGCATCTCGTAGTACTTCTTTTGCTGTGGTGTCAGAGGCACCTCGCGTGTCATGGTGATGACGGGTGGCAAGTCCAAACACTGGTCTTTGGTGAACCTAATAGCGGGTTGCAGTGCGGAGTGCACTGTATCGGTAGCGTTAGCCTTTGGTGCCCACTTAAACATGGTGATCTTGTTCATCACTTGATCACGCCAAGCCGTGTAGAACTTCGGCACATTGTTGGGGTTGACCAACTTAGCCAAGCCATACGCATCTGCTGGCGACTGTGAGGCGGGTGTACCCGTCATCATCCATAGCAAGGTATCGGGTTTGATGATCGACTGCAAGGACTTCCAGCGCCGTGTGGTCACGGTCTTGTATGCGTTGGCTTCGTCCACGATCACCAAGTCGAATTTGCCGTTGGAATTGATCTCTTCAGCAATTAAATTAAGCCCTTCGTAATTCGTGATTACAAACTCATAGTTCTGCTGAACCATCTCGATGCGACGAGACGCTTGAGGGTGGTGGGCGATGACTGCGCTACGGTGGATGATGCTGGCGTTTAAGTCCTGCATCCATGCTGACTGCATGATCGACAAGGGGCACAGTATCAAACAGCGACGCACCTCACCGCGTTGCATCAGGTAGTCAGCCGCCCACAATGCTGAGAGCGTCTTGCCCGTGCCGGGTTCGGAGAACACAAACGCCTTGCGATGTAGTGTGAGGAACGCAGACGTTTCGACCTGATGCGCCATAGGCTTGTACTTGCCCGGCCAGTTGTAGCGCCTAGTGATAGGCGAGGGTACGTTCTTGACGCCCATGTTCTTGAGCACCCGTGCCTCATCCAGACCCCAGAAGACAGCGATAGAGGCAGAACCATCGTCGTATTGCTCAACGATTTGACTGCGCGGAATGATGCTGTACTTGCTGGGGTTTCTGGTTTTTAGTAAGAGTGCCTTGTCTTCGATTATTTCCATTTGCTTCTCTGATGTTTTTATTTGTCGCCGCGATTAGCGGACTTACTTCGCATACGCAGATTGGTCTTGGCGGATGTGCCCCCGCTCTTCAAAGGTTTGATGTGGTCAACGTCTTTGCCGTCACCCTTCTTGGCTGCACCAGTCTTCTCCATGATGCGTCTGGCTTTGACTCGCTCAGCGCGGTTAGCGATCTGTGCGGGCTTGCCTTGGTACTCGTCGTACTCTTTGCGATAGTTGCGTGTTGCCATGCTAGTGCTCCTTATGAAATTCGCATGATTTAACTGGGCACCATCCGCATAGCGGGGTGCGTGTTGGGTTCCATACATCAGCGTCAATAGATGCCGCGATGCGTCCGACTCTCTCGCGGTATTTCCACCACTCAGCCTTGGCTTCGTCTACTGTCATGGTGTGCTTGACCATATCGTTCTTCACCACAAATAGCAAGGCCGACTTGACTTCACGAATGTGTGGGAAGTTGACGAACACCATCAACGACATGAGTTTAAGTTGTTCACGATCAGGGTACTTGTTGTTGCCCGTCTTGTAGTCAACCACCCATGCGGTGAGGTTGTCGTCGTCTACGATCAGCAAGTCAGCCACGCCTCGAACCCATACGTTCTTATCGAACCAGCCCGTAGGCTGTAGGTCTTCGGTGAGCGCCATCTGATACTCAACTAACTTGCGTCCTGGCTTGGCCATCAGTGCGTCTAGCGTAGGCTGAACGAACTCAAATTGTTCGGGCAACGGCTCGCCTTTACCAACATAGTCTTCGGCTGCCTTGTGCAATTCCTTGCCATAAATCACGGCTTGTGTTTCCTTGAAGGGGTACTTCTTGAGAATCTTTACCTCGTGGTAACGGCGGGCGCAGCCCTCGTAGTCTTTAAGAGAACTGTGGCTCCAAACAACTTTAGTCATCAAAATCTCGCAGTCTCTATTGCATTGGTTAATCGCTTGGCAAAGGCAGTCACAAAACGCTCGTCGTTGTTGAGGGAGTCATACCCCATGTCTTCGAGTATTGCGTGGACTAACTCATGCCAGAAGGTGTCGTCTACATCAGCACGCTTGAAGCGTTTGCCTGTGCGGTTACTGTTGCGACCGATCTGAATCTTTTGCTCAGGGTAGTAGACCTTGCCCATCAACCCCTTCTCGCGCATAGCTTCAACGATCTCAACGCTGTACCACTTATCGCCGACTTTAATTTTCTTTGGTAACTTCATGCTTCTCCTAATTTTTTGCTAACCCATAACGACGGTGCGCACCACCGTCAGCGTCTAGTGGAATCCCCGGCATATACCGTGGCTCCATAGTCATTTGCGCCAAGACCCAAGTCTTAGCGTCATCCACCTCTGCATCTGGCACAACGGCTATTAACTCGTCATGCACTGTGCCTTTGACTGGATATCTCTTTGCTACGCGGAGCATCCCGTCAGTCATCACGCATCTTGCTACGCCTTGCGTGACGTTGTTTGTTATCTTACCTGCATACAGTTTAGTCGAATCCTGACCGTATGTCCACTGGGCTCGACCCTTGTCATCCTTGGTACGCTTTAGGTCAGGGTACAACAGGCTCATGCCAGAGGGTAGAACGATCGCCCCCTTCTTGAAGGTCAAACACTTGTAGGTGTATTCCTTACCCCCGTACAGGCTCGTCTCGATCAACTGCCCGAACATATTCCACAGGTCAACCACAGGGGTAGCAGTCGAGCGGTAGATGTCGATGATCTTCTTGGCAGCCATGCAGTGAATCAGTAACTCCTTCTCTGTGCATGTGTGGGGAATCTCCCGCATCTTGGTGACGTTGTCGTCCCACTCTATGAAGCGCTCGACATGCTCTTTAGTAACGCCGAGTTTCTTTGCGAACGCCATGTCGTACCTGACCGGCTTCGCGCCAAGGAAACCAGTGAGTAACTGTGACGCAAACGAAGCCCAACCGAGGCCGTAACCGCAGCCAAGTAATGCGCTCTTCGCTGACTGCCGTAGGTCTGGGTGAGTTTCCTTACTAAGTCCGGGAATGTTAAACATCTGCGCACCGAACGCGGCATAAGGGTCACCACCAGATTTGAAGATGTCGAGCATACTGTCGTAATCTGATAGCCACGCAAGAACACGGGGTTCAATTTGTGATAAGTCGCCAACGACAAGTTGGTGCCCTTCGGGAGCCATAACCGCTTCGCGTAGGAGAGAACGTCTTTCTTCGGTTGCTCGCTTGAGGTTTTGCATATTGATCGCCGAGCCTTTTGACGCAGTCCAGCGACCCGTCGCAGCGCCGTAATACGAGAGAGGAACTGGTAACGGACCGCGATTGCTGATGTCGAGGAAGCGTTGGGCTCTTGTGCGTTCGGTTGTTGACTTAACCCGAAGACGCGCTTCACAAAGGAGGGCAACGTCTTTACGTTCACCGTTGAGTAACGATTGGAACATTGCATCGTTCTTAGCCAGCGCAAGTGTTTGCTTGCCGGTAGTTTTACTGGTCTTGGTCGGGACAGCCACCCCAAGCGTTTCAAGTATGGCTGCAAACTTTGGATTCGACGCGAGCGCAGATTCCTCCACGCCGAGCCTTTGTAGTAGTGCATCTCGTTGTTCCTTCTCTTCTAGTATGGCGTCGGTCAACATGTTGGGGTCTAGTACCAGCACGGGGCGCGTGTACATCTTCAAGGTCATGTCGATCAGTCGTAGCTCTTTGGCGGGGTATTCTGGCGAGAGACGCCTAAATATTTCTTCACATAGAAAGACGTCGTGTTTGCAGTATTCAGCAAGTTCGGCCTCAATCGCACTATCCAACTGATCGAGTCCATCTGTTGAATGTACGGCTGTCCCTTTGGCGGGAAGACCAAAATCTGCTGCGAGTTTGGCGAGGGAATTGCCAACCTCCACGCCTCGTAGAGCGCGTGCCATTGATAGCGTGTCGAAGATAAAGGCTGGGTGAATATCGTAGACCCACTCACAGATGGATACATCGAACTGTGCGTTATGTGCAAGCACGGCGGTTCGTCCCCAGTCGATTCCAGAAAAGAACTCAGGTAGGTCTGCTCCGCTAACCCATCTAATAGGCTCGTCACTTCCATACTCGTGGGCGCATAGTCCAAACGCGTTAAATCTCTGATCACGTATGTACTCCTCAGTTGTCAGTTTTGTTAGTGTGTAGTCTTTCTTAGACCATCTGGTTTCGAAATCAATCGTTATTATTTTGTCGAATGGTTTCAATTAAACATCTCCTTGGCTGGCGCATCTGCCATGTTCATCTCGTTGAAACTACCCGTGACTTGGTTGAGTATGAACGCGGCTTCCATCTCGTTGCAGTTCAGTGTGTAGATACCCGCGTGGTGATCTTCGTGCCCCAGTACCACGACCCCGTGCATCTTGTCATCAAGGCAGCAGTCAACCAACCCTTTGAATATCAGGCGTAAGTGATCGCGCTTCTCCTCGGTTAGTTGTTCTAGTTTTTTCATGAAGTCCAAGGCTTCCTTGTTCTGTCCTAGTGTTCGTCTTTGTTCCATTGCAGTAACTCCTTTATGTTGTGCATGTTGTTCTCGTTAATCACAAACGCTAGCCCCTTGGCTGTGCGTATCGCGTCTATCTCCCTCTCCTGTAGGGCGGTTGGTTTGTTGTTGCCTGCCTTGCACTCGATCGCTACGAACAAGCCTCTGTAGCAAGCAATGATGTCAGGGATACCAGCACGCCCCATACCCGCTTGGTAGGGCGAGAAGTGCCAGATGCCCATAGCGTCAAGCGTCTTCTTGACGGTGTCTTTAACTTTCTTTTCGGGTGTGGATGCCATCGAGGTCCTGCCTTTCGCATAGTTCAATAACGCCTGCCAGTCCATTTGCAACTGTCTCGACGGGGATGTTGGATACATACATAACCCGCGCTAAGCAACTCATCAACCCGCTAATGACAATATGGGGTGGGCGTTTTTTCATGGCTTCCATAATTGCTTGTACAAACTCTTCTGTCTGTACGGCCTGTTCGTTTACTCTGCGCGTTTCTTCAATGTCTTTATTCATTTATTTTCCTTTGGTTGTTAGGCGAGAGGGTAAAGTAGATTCCACGCCCTCTCGGTATTCGTGGTAGCGAAAGGCAACACGGGGGTACTAACTTGTCATTGGGGTAGCCCCTGTGTTACACCAAAACTGGGTTGCATCTACTAGGCGCACCAGCGTTGGCCATATAAAACCTACCCCAAAATCTCCTTTAATTTCTGCATGTAGTGCTCGGCTTTGCCTTTGTCGTCACTACCTTCCTTGCGCCCAGCGCGGAGGGAATATTTAATCACATTACCTTTGAGGAACCCGATGAATTCTTCGCGGGTTAACACCGACTCCATCACATGCCAAGGCTGGATGGGCATATCTTTGTAGTGATTACCGCTTACTTGTATGTCGTCGGCTGTTGTGCCGTTGAAGCGTAGGTTCATTTGTGCGTGGTTAGGAATCATAGTAGTGCGTCCTCATACGAATAGACAGGGTTGGGGGCTTTGACTGGCTTGGGCATCTGCTCTGGCTTTAATCTTGCGAATGGCCAGTGCGCGTTCATCTCTTCCTGAGTCAATCGGCGTAATCGCGGTGCGGACTTTGACAACGAACGCTTCGTTGCGGTGGTACTTGTCGATGTACTCTTGGGCGAGCACTTTGGTGCGGAACATGACGTAACCTGTCCCTTTGTCGTCGTTTGTTTTGGCATAGTGTCCTTTGTAGATGTCTCTCACCATATAGGCGATTGTGTGGATTGATTGCATTACACGCTCTCCTTGATCGAGCGCATCTTGCGTAGTCTGAATTCTTCCCTAACGATGTCCATTGCTTTCTCCATATCTTGTACTGTTGTTTGATCTAGTTGTGCGTCATGTAGTTCCATGACTAGGTTCATAGCCACGAGTTCTTGTGCCTTGAGGATGAACCGTCCCGATGTAAACCCGCGTCTACCAACGGCATGCAAGGCGTCGAGCCCCGCCTTGATCTCATCCACCCAGTCAGCACCCAACTCAGGACGCAGACGCACATACGCTTCAGTCATGTTGAACGCACCAATCAGGATGTCAATGTCTTGTTTGGTGGCCAGCCCTCTGCGTAGTGTGTCCATTGCTGCATGGTTTTTGATGCGTAGGTCTACGCTAATAGGTACATCCTTGAAAGGTTTCATGCCCGCCAACAACCAAGTCATTGGGTCAGGCAGTACGCCCTTTGGTCTGTACTTGCTACGCTTTCTCATCCCATATCCCTCACTTTGCCAAGCGTGTCCCAGAAGTACTGGCTCGCAGTCTTAGCGCCTACTATGTCGCCTTGGTCAAGTGCTTTGCACACATCGGTGGCGTCCTCAATCGCAGCGCCTAACTGTTTGTACACACTAGCCCCTTGCTCAAACCCCATCTCGTAGGCATTGGTCATGGCAGTCACTGTGTTCTCGTCACAGCTAACACTACGCAGTAGCGTAATCATTTCATCTTTTTTCATCTAGTCCTCCGAACTCAACATAAATATTGCCACGGCAACCGTCACTACGACTACGCCACCTAGACACATTAGTAACACTATCCATGCAATAGTTTCAAGCATATTGTTTTTCCTTTCTGTTAGTTTCTTCTGCGTCTGCCAATAGTTTGGCTACCTTACTCAAATACACAACCTTCTCTGTCTTCTCCTCTTCTACATAGTCCGCGCCTGTTGTGAATGTTGCTGATGTTTTACTGTCGAGTTTGGGAGACACCACCTTGCACTGGTAGCCAGCCCATTCAAAATCCTGTAGCCCACGGATGTGTTCTTTGACAACCGTTGTTTTGTTGGTGTACTTTCTTTCATGTTCTTTTACGTAGTGCACGATCTTCTTGTTCTGCCCTGTTGCTGTCTTGATACTCTTGTCTCTATCCTTAAAGAACTGCGCTGTCTGGTCATTGTTCACACCAAAGGTAACGCGGTCACCGTTCTTCTTGACCACCACATTCCAACGGCTATCTCGTGTTGACCACCACTCGTGCATATTGGCAAATAGATTCCTGACTACTACTCTGCTTTCTTCTAGTGTCCTTTCATCGTCTTCAAGGAACTGCGCGGGCATCCACCCTTTTGTAAAGTAAGTTTTAGAACGCCCACTTGTTTTGCGTGCATGTGCATTTCGCACGGGTATGGTGTGCGTGTTGACGCGCAACTCATCACAGAACTTGATCTCGCCTGTCTTTCTGTTAACTGTGAGATACATGTGCAGCCAAAATAGTTTGCCCTCCATATCAAACGCCATGCCAAACTGATAGGGCGCACCCGATTGATACGCGACATGCCACGGCAACTTCTTTTGTTTTATTGCAAACATTATTTTTGGAGATAGCTTGCCTTCGATTTGATCGTTGTGCTTGGATGCCCCGCTCACACACATGATGGCGGGTAGTGGTTTGGTTATATCAACTGTCGTTGTTTTCTTATCCCAGTACAGCAGCCAAGGGTTAGGTACATGCACACCGAGTTTCTTTAACCCAATCACGGAATCTTTATCCAACCAAGACTCGTTCATGGTTGGCAGTTTTACTGCTTGGAATGTGTGGTCAAGGTGGTCTAGTAGTTCTGATAAGTTCTGTGCTTTCTCCTTGTTGTACTTGCGCGGTATGCGCGGTGGGGCTTTTGTTTTATCTACTACATCTGTTATCGGTTGCACAGGCTTCAAGAACCTGTTAACAAACAACAAAACTTTATTTACAAGTAGGCGTGCAAAGGCAATCATTAGTCTTCTCCTAAAACTTTAAGTCTTTCTTCAAGGCGACGAATGCGGCTTCTGTTGTACTCAACTACGCTGGTTGCGTATTCAAGTGCTTTCTCTGCTTCCATCTTGGATAGATATGCCTCGCGCATCTCCTTGGCGATGATCTCTTCTAGCGTGCGCGGTCGCAACATATCTTTGATGAAGGCAATAATCATTTCTCGTTTGGTCATGTGTTCTCCTTGGCGTCATCATCCATGTCTTTGAGCATATGGTTCAAAGCCATCATCTTTTTCATTGCCTCCATGCGTTGAGCCTGAAGCGCCTCTAGTGCATCACTCAAGGCTTGATTAGCCCCATACAGTTCAATGATTTCTTCTTTAATTTCTTGCTTGGTTTTCATGTGTTCTTCTCCTTTAATGCTTGCTCGATAGCGATAGCGGTTTCCCATGCAACGCCTTCGTGTTTGTTAATAACCATCTGCCTTTCCATATCCGTCAGCCCAACCCATGTGCGCTGTGGTGGGGTGGTGTAGACAAGCATCCTTGCTGAATAACCAGATGATGGGTCTTGGTCGTATACCCAAGGCAAGTTACTGTCTAAAACATTCCCAAGGTTTCCTCTTGGCAATGTCGGCTTGTAAACGTAGAACGCCACAGGCTCTTGCTCTGGTTGTGCCAATTCAGCCATCACTTTGTATGTAGCGCGAACCGCCGCGTCTTCAAGGCTTATCCGCATATCGCGTTTAATTGATGCCAACTGTTTCTGGCTCAGGGCATCGTAGTCATCATCAGTCATGTGTTCTTCTCCTTGAGTTTGGCTTCAATGCCTCTGAAAAATTCACGCCAAAAACTATCGGTCGGGTCTGATGCTTCCATTTTTTCAGCGCAATCTGCAATCTCCTCATCCGTCA